GGGAAAATTGAAGTCTACATTCCTTACATCCCACAAGGTCTTAGTGGTGCCGGGGACTTTCATCTCATGCCAGTTCTTGACCGTCAGAAACTGAGGCGCATCTGCATGTTGCCAATTCAGAGATCCATAGATTGCAGATCTGCGCGAACCACCCTGCATTACATGGCGTCCGATTTCATTAATCATTAGAGCCTTGGGGATGGGGCCGGAAGCTATGCCACCAGTACCACTTAGAACGCTCCCAGAGGCACGGTAGCGCGAATAGTCCACCCCTATGCCACCACCCGTCATTAAACAGAGTTCGGCCTTCTTGGACAGTTCTGCCCAGTCCTCGCGTGTATCCTCTTCAGCCCTCAGGAGATAGCAATTGTTAAAGAATTTTCTCTGGCGTCCAGCGTAGTACAGGTACCTACCTCCGGGCAGAAACTTGAGATTAGTTATATGCTGAATCAGAGTATCTTTGTCATCAGCCGACATGTAAGAACCGCATACATCTGTGACGAGTGTTTGCGCCAACTCAGCCCAGGTTTCGCATCCCTCGTGGGCATACTTCTGATTAAAGATATCCTCTGACCATTGACTCCGGAACATAGGGTTCTTATTGCTGGAGTAAATGGTCATTGTTTTCCTCCCAGCTTTCGTTGCGGCATACCATTGAGCATATCTGAACGAACAACCCACCCGACATCTGAATTTTCAACAGAAGTTTCTACTAAATATCCTTTGGACGCCCAGTAGGTCTTGAGGCGGTAGGCTAATTTCTTGGCATTTGTCTTGGAAAGAAGATTAGGCATATTTTTTTAATCCTAGAATGTTACCGTGATAGACTGTTCCATCTTCGGAAGTCAAGGGAGCTTTATACTTTCCCCAGTTGTGTCCGATTTCCGCATCGACAGGGATGATCATGGAACGTGAATTGACTTCAACTTCTACTGTCATTAAATCTAACACACGAGGAAGTAGAGAATCAAATTTGGCTTCCTCCATAGAGACAACAAGGGCATCATGGATCATGGCATGGACCCAGACTTCCGGTTCTAACTGGGCGTAAACCTCTATGAGACCCTTGGAAATGATGTCTGCTACCAAGGACTGAGGGCCGTAGGCGATGGCTTTTCTGCGGGTGTGGTCAGAGTAGAGGCGGTCATTGAAGAATCTCCTGCGCCCTAAGGGAGTGTCCATATATCCCTTGGTTTGAATCTGCCGCCCCACAGCCTCCTGCCATTTCTTAATTCCGGGAAAGCTGCGGTTGTAGCGGCGCTGGAATTCCTCAACCACCTTAGTCTCTACCTTTAGAGAAGAGGCCAAAGTTCTTGCAGACCCACCGTAATTCGTCCCATGAGCACACCGCTTTGCCAAATCTCTGAAACTAAATTCTCGGTAGTAAATTCTATCGGCATCCTCCCTTGATCCAGACAGACCGAAAACCAGGGACGCCACCATTGTATGCACATCAGTTTCTTCCACAGCCTTTATGTAATTTTCATCACCGGATAGGTATGCTACGGCCCTGGCTTCGGCACCCTGTAAATCGCAGTAGGCCATCTTGCGACCTTCATCTGCGACAAATACTTCTCGGAGCTTAGGATCTATGTTCTGTATATTAGCTGAGTGCCTAAGGGGATGATCAGAACTTGACCACCTTCCTGTATCTGTCCCGGCTATGTTGTAGGAAGCTATCCATCTGCCGCCTTCAGCTAGGGCTTTCTCCAGGGTTTGTTTCTGCTTTTCGTAATCCCTTATCTTTAGAATAAGTCTTACGAAAGGACGGGTGCGGGAATAGTTTCGGGATAGTTTCTCAAGAATATCTCTATCTAAAGATACCTTGGCTACACCTTTAACTGATCTTATTTGTTCGGGTATTAACAATTCTTCATAGAATAACTTCTTTAGTTGTACATGTGAGCGAGAGTTAATTGGATGGTCGAATACTTTTTCAGTTAATTTATTTAGAACTTCTGTGAAAACCTCTGCTTGTTTAGTGCAGAAGTTTATAGACTTGTCGCGCTTAGGCATATCAATCTTGAAGCCGCGCCGCATCATTGATAGGACGGGTGGCAAAAGACTTCTCTCGAAAATATATGTCTCTCGATGGGGCGGCGTAAGTCTCTGTTGCAGGATATCGTGAAGCTCATAGGTCATCATGGTATCCATAGCACAGTAGGCTAGATGCTTATCGTGCGGATCAAGATCCTCAAAGGGCGGAAGAATTTTTTGCATCAGACTTCCAGGCTCTTAATCAGATCATTAAGATACCATCTTGCCTTCTTCAAATCCTTGACTTGAGACTCCCGGTTCTCACTCTTGTAAGGGTAACGGGTAACATACTTAATGATGTTGCCTTGAGCATAAGACATATCCCAAGACTTGATGTACTCGTTAGTCTCTATACCTTTGTTGTAGTGAGTAGGGTGCGCGACATCTTCATCTTCCAATTCAGATCGAAGTGCTCGCCATGATGGTGAATCGTTCGGTATACCAGTAGGTTTCATCAGATGCCTCGTTCCGCAATAATACATTTAATCTTTTCCGGGAAAATCCTGTAGGATCATTAGTTATTCTTATTGCGGTTTGCTTCATCAGCGACGGGTTAAATCCGGCAAAGTCACAAACGTCTGAAAAATAAGCTGCCGTCACACCGGAAACAATTGTTAACCAACGTATTGCTTTTTCCCTATCGTTTACTGATTCTTGAGGTTCGTTGTCTGCTTCAGGTTTAGTTGCATCTAAGAGAGCCTGATAGATGACAGCCCTCCATAGCTTAGTTTCATTTGAAATAGTGTCGTCACTCATCTTTCTTATTTATTGATTTCTTAGTTTTCTTGTTAAGAGTTTTCCATGCACTAACGTCGCAGTACAAGGAACCAAGAAAACCAAGAGACTTCTGCATTTCAGGTGAAAGCGAATGGTGCATAAGCATAGTATCTTCAATAACCCCAAGAGTAGGAATACCATGATGCCTAAAATAAGATACATCATAAGTAGCGTTGTGAAAAACTTTATTAACATTGACATTAGACATCAGTTCAAATAGGAATTTCCATAGAAGAAGTTCTTCCTCCTCCTTAAACTGATGATAGTTTAAATTATCCTTATTCCAAAATGGTATTACATACGACTCTGTTTCAGAAGGCGAAATACTTATACAGGTAATTTGACACGCTTCCGTCTCTACGTCAACTGCTACCAGTTCTTCTTTAAGTAAATTCCTGAGGTGCGGCAGATCTCTTAGGGGGTCAGTAACTTTATAGACATTTCTTTCTTTGGGTTTGAACCCTGGAAACTTGGAGTGTGCTATGGCTTTGTTGATGTCTGCGATGACGATAGGACGTAGAGACCAGTCTTTCGTGAACGCTGAGAGTCCTGATGTCCCGACCACCTTCGTCTCCACCGTCTCCGAAAAGTATGGCGTACCCCTGTGATCTGTAAGTCTAGCACCAGAAGTGACAGCCCAGAACGCAATCTTCCCCATAGCGACGACAACATTAGGTTTCCTTTCTTTTATTGTTTTACACAAATTATGTAGGCGCGGGACATACTGAGGCTTGACCCATCCTGCATCGTAGCGCGGCCATGCCGAGTTTTCAAAATCGGAAAGGGTAAGTGTCTCAGGATCAAAGGTTTCTTTATTTGATCTCGTGAAATGTTCTTCAAGTTGATTATCAAATACGCAAAAGAATTCAATGTCTTCAGGAGCAAGACCCGTCTCTTCAAATAAAGAATGGATCTCATGGGTGTAGGCTCCGGAGATAGGATCAGTCTCGGAGGCTCTACGTTCTGGGTAATCAAGAATTATTATCATAAGATTAGGGGCGCTCTCTGAATCGGGAGGGAATAAAGAGAGCGCCCCCTTTCCTAGCTAGGCTGACAAGGGAATGTCATAGTCTTCGGCGGCTTCCCAACCGAAAGACTTGAGATTCGCCCAGAAGCCTTCACCTTCCTTGCGCGGCTTGTGCTCAATAGTGCCGACCACAGACTTGCCGATAGATTGCTCCAGCATATCTACAAAGGTAGGAGCATTATCCGTTGGCACATTCTTCCAGTCCGGGTTGATAGCGAACAATAACTTTTGGAGTGCCTGAACACCCTTCTCATTATGGAAGAAATTGTGGTCAACAGGCCACCAACCAAGACCTTCCAAGTCCTGATTATCGAGAGCCTGTCCACGCATAGGATTGAAGGTGACCTGATGGTAACCCGTGCCGTTAGAAGCCACCTTCTTTTCGTAGTCCTGGAGAACCCAAACGTAACGTCCTTCAGGATATTGTTGCGGCTTAGGGAGATCGTGGATAGTGATTTCAGTTGGATCATAAGTTTGTTCTGACATAGAATTAATTTCCTTTCTTCGATGTCATACGGTTAAAGATAGACGCTAGATCTAGCGGTTCGTTAAGCCCAATGACATTGGGTGCAGAACACTTCAATGCCATAAAGGCGTCGGAGTCAGTCCTTATCTGTCGGACTTGCTCCTTCTCTACTCGCTTGATATCGACGCGCCATACATTGTTAAAATGGCGACCAATCTTCATAGCGAGTACACGTCCTACCACCTCTGGATAAGCCTTCATTTGACCTGATTGCTCATTCTCCACGATGCGGTAGTGAGTGTTCACAATAACATTACACGGCACCTTCGGACCAGCTATGTACTGAAGGAATCGCGCTACTGTCTTCTGAGCTTCCCAGTTCCCCTTCCTTCCGTCCTTGTGCTTTTTCATCTCGAACTCTTCGACACAATGACCAAACGAACTGGCCGTGTCAAGCACCAAAACATCCTTGCTCCCGGTCTCAGATATGGGGCCAAGATCTTCGCACTCAAAGTTGGAGGTGGACTTCCAATGCAGGGTCATTCGGGCGGCTTCATCAGGAGTCTTCGGATCATCCATATCAAAGGTGCGGTAATGGATATTAGACAGGGCCTCTTCATCTACATAGTTCCGTAGAATAT